GTACTTACTAATTTTATCTCCCCATCTGTCAATAAAAACTTCTAAATTAGAAACTTCTCTATTAAGAATTTCCATTTGTGCTGAAGCAGTCAATTCAAATTGGGTAGATTGTTCTGCATCTAAAACCTCTTTTAGATTTTCTTCTGTTTCAAATGTTTCAAGTTTGCCTTTTAAATCCTCAACAAACTCGTTAGAAATAAGCGTGTAATTAACTAACATTTTCTCTAAAGTTTTAATATCCAACTCATTTCCTCCTTTCTTATTTTCCTCGTTTGTTTTTAAAGCACTATACTTGGTCATATAATCCTTTTCCATCTTTTCAAATACTGATGATAGCTCTGTTCTTATATTTGTAAATTGGGTTTTCTCAATTGAACCACCAGACATAGCTGGAATTCTAGAATCCCCAAGTAAACACAATGCTTCAACTTCAGCAGAAGTTACCATAAACTGATCATTTACTTTATCATAATATCCATCAAAAGAACTTCTGTCTAATTCCATTGATTGACCTTTTGATCCATCTCTTTCAAGTATCTCAGTAGCCTTTGCAAATTTATTTATCATTATGCCATCAGTAACAAGATACTCTCTCTCTATTCCATTCACTGTTTTCTTTTCAAATCTTGCATCATTATCCGCTGGAACAAAACCATACATTCTTCCAAGATATTCAGTTTTTACACCATCTTTATCAACAATATATCTTTCTTCATGACCAGCAAAATCAGGAACATTATCATCTCCAACTTGAATATATCCTACGATTGGAGCATAAGTTAAACTTGGAATCATAGCTTGCAACATCTCTTTTGAAAAATTAGATTTATTTAAGTTTTTATCAACATGTGCTATCCAAGCTTTTACTTTTGTGTATCTATTATTTTCTTCACCAATTACAGTTTCACCAACTTCAAAAGTTAGATTATCTAAATGTGTATAAATATTTTTTTCTATTTTATTACTCATATTTCACCTCTACAAATCTCTTTCTCTAGATTCAGCTCCGTCATCAGTTAAGTCAGAAGTTTTTACTTTACCACCAGTTTCCACAGATGTAGCATCACCAACATGAGAAGATTTAAAAGGTATCATAGAGTCTCTCATATTTAATTTATCCAATATCTTTCCAGAATTTATAAAATCAATTTGATCTCTTCCTAGTAATGCGTTTACTTCAAACTCGGTGTTGAAACCAGCAGATCCAGTTTTCATATATCTATCAATTAAATCTTCAGTATTAAAATGAGAATTTTCTAAAAATCTTAATTCATATTTATACGAATTTTTACATAATTGGTATAATCTTTTTCTCATAAATAATTGGTATTGTTTTAAGACACCAAACATCATATTTTCATCAACTTGTATATTTTTATTTAAACCTAATGCACTTGTTGAACTTCCATTGAATAATAAATTTGAAGTTCCAGACTGCGTAAGTATATTACTAACTTGCTTACTTGTAATACTTTCTTCTGCCGAGCCAATACCATTTTTTAATGTAACTGCCGTTAGTGGCATTGGCGTAGTTGCTACTCCAACTCCAGCGGGGGCATTTTTTACCAAGCTATCATGAAATTTAGATAAAAAATCTCCACTAATTAAATAGTCGTCTTCTTGCCCTGATTCTTTATTCATAGGAACTTGTTGATGTATCAATTTATAATTATCAGATACTGTATTTATTACATCTACATCTTTTAACTCAGACAATCTTACTAAATCAACAAACATTCCACTATAATAAGGAACTACATAATCAACAGACTCATCAAACTTAAATGCTATTGCTTTTGAATTATCAAGCTCATAAACTGTTTGCATTTCGTAATCAGCATTTATATTTCTGCTTCTGTTCTTTGAAGATTGTGATTTATATTTATCTGCAAAACTATCTTTCCTCAATTTATATAATTCATATTTGTCTTTAAACTCTTTTGGATATGAATTTAAATCACTAGGATATTTGTCAAAATATGACATATCGAATCCAACTCTATAAGTCTCAAATCTATCCTTGCCTAATATTGTGCAAAACTCAACTGGTAGTTTTTTCCATATATAGTTTTTACCACCATTGTCGCTTAATTCATAAGCAAAGTATAAATCTGTCTTTACTAAAGATTTTGTCGCTTGACTAAACTTTGATTGTATATGATAATCTTTTACAAATTCTAGTTTTCTCATGTAATCATCTACATCAAAATTATCATCAACGCTCCCCACAGGGTACATAACATTTGAATAAGTCAGCATATCAGATTTGTAGCTTATTATACCTTTATACTCTTGAGATCTTAAATAAAAGTATGTAGACATTCTTATTAAATCATCTTTATAATTATAAGGAAACTCCATTATTTTATTAATCGACTCTGCCGTATATTTCCTTGGGGTATTCATGGAATGTCTCATTTTGCCAATTACTCCGTCTAGAAAATCATTTACTGAAAATCTTGATCTATTATTCCCAATATCTTTAAAACTTGATTCAAAACTTTTATTAACTTTCGTGTAAATGTCTGTTACATTTTTTCTTATTTCTTCTTCAGTTAATCCATTTGCAATATCTGATTTTTTATAATCCATATACAAGTCTGAAAGTAATAATTCGCCTTTGTTTTGAGCATTGCTCATTGATTTTCCCCCCTTTCTTTTTTATATTTTAGTTAAACAAAGATAATATTGTTCTATCTTTTGTTTTCTTGCTTCTTCCTTTATTCATAGCATCATTATCTCTTAGTGTATATAATTCATCTGCAAACATTAAGAGAGTATAAAATCTATCATCATGCATATTGTTTTGCATATCGCTTCTTAACTTGTAAGTGTATCTTTCGTTTCCAAGTTTAAATCTGTGAATCATTTTAGCTTCTTCTTTACATATATCAATATTCATTAATGCCAATTGTTCATCTTGACTTAGATTTCTTCTAACAAATCCTTCGTCATTATCTGCTTCAATATCCAAGTGTCCAGAGTTGTTATATTCTTTTGGGAAATGTATTAGTCCAAGGTTCATCAATTCCACCAATCTAGGAGACATTATGGGTTTCCATTTTGTAGGCTCAATCATCCTTAGAATTGGATAAGCATTTGGATATTCATATTGCTTATCAGCAAATAATTCTTTATCTGTTATTCCTCTGTGATTCATCTTTGTGTATTTGTCTTGGTAGTCCATTATAAGAGTGTGTCCGTATAAAATACCACCACCACCAGTACCAGCGTCTATGCCGACTTTATGGATATTTTCATATTCAACATCACTATCATTATATCTAACAATTAAACTTCTCAATTCTTCTATTTGCTCTGGATATGTTTTTTGTCTATTGCCTTTTGTATCAGTTAAATCCTTAAAATTAACCATATTAACAACTTTGCCATACCAACCTATATCACTATTGTAAATAAATTTCCCTATTAAAACTACTGCATTATCTGCAATTGCTGCTGGGTCGTAGAATATACCATATTTTACCTTTTCACCTTCTGTAAAATCAGGAATCATTTCTGGTAATTGGAATGTTGAGTTATTATTCATTGTTGAAGATTTTATTATCTGATCATCTCCACCATCTACATCCCATTTGTTATAAAACTCACGCATTGCTTTTGTAGGATTCGTTGCAAGTGCTTGTGATAATACAGACTTACTTAATAATGCACCACATTTTTTACCTCTAATTGTAGGCTCAAGTGGTATGTCTATCGTTATGTCTGCAACAAAATACCTAGTATCTCCAGCAATCATTCTCTTGCTAAACTCTACATACTTCTGATAAAAATAACAAGTCTTATCACCAGCAGATGAGAAATATATTCTTTGCAATGGTCTTTTCTTTGTTAATGCTCTTTGGTCGAAGTCGGGGTCTATTGAACTTTGAAAGCTTGTGTCTTGAGCAGAATATGGCTCTACTGCAACTATACTTTTCTCAGGAATAAATGAAGCCTCATCAAAAAACGTCGATCCCCTTTCACCCCTGTTGCCATCTGGGTTATCATTTAATGTTTTTATATAACTCTCATTCATTAACTTAACCCTGTGTCCAGAAGCATCATGACCAAATCCACTTCCTACACTATTTGTCCTTTTTATTTCTTTAAAGTATATATCTGGTAAATCACCAAATGACTTTATTGTATTAGTGCCAAGTCTTTCAACATAAGAATATAATTTCTTAGACTGTTTTCCGTTTGTTCCTAATATCCATAATTCTCTCTCTGGGAAAAGCAATTGATCCAACATCATATATATTGCAGCCAATACAGTTTTCCCGCCGTTTCTTGTCAATAGCCAAACAACGTTCTCAGCTATCCAAGATTGTTGTAATATAACTGCTTGGTAATCTAATAATTGTATTCCAAGCAAATCTCTACAGGCAACACAAGGGTTGGATCTATACATATTTATAGTATCAAGGTTAGCCTTTGATAATCTCAATTGAGCTTTGGTCAACATACTTTTATCTACTTTTTTAGCCATCCATTTTCAACTCCTTTTATTTTTACATATAAGATACAATTAACACAAATAAAAGCACCAATAAGTTGATGCTCTCTTTCTATAAATTATATTTTTCTGTTTCTCTTTCTAGTCTTAGTTTTTTCTTTATATCAACCAGCTCTAGTGCAAGTTGTCTTTTTTCTTCAAATATTTTAGCAATCTCATCATCTTTTTCTGTAATTAATTCTCTTTGCATTACCAAAACATCTTTTGCTTCTTCATCTCCAAAATTTAAAGTTTCTATTATTGATTTATGAGAAGCATCCAACATCTCTTTTGCAGATTTAGATGTTGCAATATCAAAGTAGTTCGCATGAATTTCATCAAACCCATATTCACCTAATTTTTTCATCATTCCACTTAAAGTGTTTCTGCCAGTAGTGTCCATTGTTAACCAACCGTTTTCTTTTTTTGTAGAATTGTTTAATTTTATTAGTTTTTCTTTCTGACCTATGAGAGTATTTATTCTACTTGCATTCTCTGTAAAATCTCCTATCCCACTATTCAATATTGATAAATATAAATCTGTTTGTCTTATCTGTTGATTGTTATGAATTATTTGCAAAACTACATTTAACTTATATGAGTCAGTTACTAAATCATCATCTTCAAGATATGTTACCATCTCACTGTATAATTGTGCCAAATCATATTCTTTTAGACCAGAGCTTTTGAAAGGATCATACCCAAGTTTCTTTACCACATCTTTCATGTGTTGTAAATCATTATCACAAAGTTGATATCCATCTCTTATTTTACTGACTTTCATATCTATAGAGTCTTTATCTTCGTCTATATATTCAGAATCATCAAAATTTAGTAACCCTCTGTCTTGTCTCGCACCACCACCAATAATGCCTAGATAGTTTCCAAATATAGCTTCAGTTCTGCCTTTAGATTTTTTAAAAGCTCCTTCACAAGAATTAACTTCAAACAATATATCTAATTTTCTACACATTAAATAGAGAGCTTTTATATAGTCATTATTATTATCATAATAGTATCTTAAGAATATATCTTTTACGCATTTCTTACAAATAGGAATATAACCTATTGCCTTAAATAATGATTGCTCGTTGCTTTTGTAGAAATTATCGTTGTGAACGCTTAATGGAAGTCCACCATGATATGTACATACGATAGCTTCTCCTTGAGGTTTTCTGTTATCAGATTTCTTTTTAGCAGCCTTACTTATTTTAACTTTATCTGTTCTTACTGTACTTTTAATATCCTTTTTTAAAACTTCATCATTTTCCATATTTATGTTCAGTCCTTTCTCCTCCAAGTATCGCAATCCAATTTATCACCAAGTGATGATCTAAATCCAAAACCTAGACCATCACTCGTGACAGGATAGGATTAAAACAAACACTGTAAAGGAGAGTAAACAGTATCTGTGTGTTAATTTAGTATAAATTTAAACTCTCTATCCCTGCCTTTATTTTCTGTAAATCTAAACATTACAGCAGAAGCTTTAGATCCTTTTAATATTGAATCTGCAAATGTACATGACCCAACAATAGAAGGCAATCTTAATATCTCGCAATCATTAGTCGGCCCTTCGTCAATTGGCTTAATCATCTCTGTGTGTAGATGTCCAAATATTCCATAGTCATAAAACTTTCTTCTTTTTCTAGTCATTTTATCAATAAACTTTTCTGGACTACTCGATATGCCATGTCCATGATGTGCAAT